CATATTATAACGATAGGAAGATTAGAACCAAACAAAAGACATAGTAGACTTTTGTGTTATGACCCACCTCCAAATTATGATATAATTCATTATGGGTTTGTTAATAAAGAAAAAAAAGAATCTTATCAATATTATTTGAATTTTAAGAAAAAATGTGAAAAAACATTAAACAGAAAAATTGTAGAAAACTTAAGTGACAATGAGCTTTTTTCTCGGGCTACTCGAGCAAAGACAATTGTTTTGCCTTGTTATCATGAAGGTTTTGGGTTTACAGCATTTGAAATGGGAATTTATGGTGTAGTACCAGTAATATTTAAAAAATATGATCTTTTACCTAAAAATTATGAACTTGGACATGCAACAAGTGAATATTTTACAAGAGCAAATGCATTGCATTTTGTTGCTGAATATATGGATGAAAAAGATATAAAAGAAAAAATAGATCAGTCACTTGAAGTTACTACAAATCAAAGAATAGAAATGGCAAACAATTTGCTTAAATATTTTACAGTAGAAAATTATGTAAATGAAAGAATAGAAATGTTTAATAGTCCAAACAAAATATTGCAAAGCAACATAAAAGTAAAAAATAAAAAGAGTGTAGAAGATGGTACTATTATAAGTAAAAAAGTAAAACTTTCTGAAACTTTAGAGGAATTTTTGGTATGAAATATAGCTCTATTATACCATTGATTGGTGGAAAAGTATTAGCACACTATGAACTTTTAAACAAACAATTGCCTGAATATATTTTATCTTATACACCATTTGTTGCCAATGATTCTCATATATTAAATTATTTTAATAATGAAATACCATATTTTTTATTGGATAAAAATGAAAAACCAAAAAATTTGAAAGTTGATATTGTAAGCACATTATGCCCTTGTGCTGGTTTATCTGGTCTTTCTTTAAAACGAAGTGCAGATAATGAAAAAAACAATTGGATGTATTTGACAGCAAAATTTGTTTTAGAAGAAATTTCACCTATAGTATTTTGGGGTGAAAATGCACCAGCTTTTGCTACAGAATTAGGTTCAAAAATAAGAACAAAATTAATGAAGTGTGCCTATGATAATGGTTATACTTTTTCTATATATGTAACCAAATCACAAAATCATGGCAATCCACAATATAGAAGAAGAAGTTTCTATTTCTTTTGGAAAGGAAATAAAGTACCTGTTTTTGAATATTATCAAAAACCATATAAAAAAATAGAAGATACTATTCTTGAAATAAAATCAAATTTTCAGCAAGAACTGATAAATGGTAGAACACCATCAAAAAATCCATGGTATGATATTGTTTTAAACAAAATTCATAATGGTGTTACACATACATATTTTATGCAAAATATACTTAAAAAAAGTTGTGATGTTCAGAGTTATATAGAAGGGCAAATACCTAAAAATCCATATTTATTTTGTAAAGAAATATTTAAGGAAAAAAATCTTGATAATTTAGTCAAAAAGTGTGAATATATTCATGAAAAATTGAATTCAGGCAAGTATTTTATGAAGAGAGAGATCATGTTACCAAAAAATAACATTACTGCTTTTGTAGGTCATTTTCCTTATCAAATGACTCATCCAATAGAAGATAGATTTTTAACATATCGTGAAGCAATGAGTATTATGGGTTTGCCTGAAAATTTTGAATTATTAAATCCAAAAAAGTCAGTAAATCACATATGTCAAAATGTACCATTACAAACAGCAAAGGATATGTTTTTTGAAATTTTAGAAGCTTTAAAAGGTAATCGCGTTTGGTTAAATCAAAAATTTATATTGCAAAATAATTTGACAAAAACTATCTCAAATACTTCAGAAAACTTTTCTATTGACAATCAACAGGTTATTGATACATTAGAACAATATATAATATAATGAAATATATTAATTACAGTTAAAGCACAATTAAAGGAAAAAAACTATGGAAATTACAATAACAATTGATGAACTTCGTAAGCGTAAATTATTTCTTGGTATACCAATGTATGGTGGTCAATGTGCTGGATTGTTTGCTAAGTCATTGACTGATTTAGCATCAACAATGGTACAGCATGGAATTGACTTTAGAACATATTTTTTGTTTAATGAAAGTCTTATACCAAGAGCACGCAATTACATAGTAGATGAATTTATGCGTTCTAATAGTACTCATATGCTTTTTATTGATGCTGATATTGGTTTTGATGCTAAGGATGTTTTAGCTATGTTAGCATTACAAGGCGATGAAACGGAATATGATGTTTTAGCTGCGCCATATCCTAAAAAGTGTATTTCTTGGGAAAAGATTAAATATGCAGTTGATAAAGGTGTAGCTGATGAAAATCCCAATACACTTGAAAAGTATGTTGGCGATTATGTTTTTAATCCTAAAGCTAATAGTACTTCTATAAGAATTGATGAACCGGCTGAAGTTTCTGAAGCTGGAACAGGTTTTATGATGATAAGAAGAAAAACTTTTGAAAAATTTAAAGAACATTATCCTCAATATAGTTATAAACCGGACCATGTCAGAACTGAACATTTTGATGGGTCAAGAGAAATTATGATGTATTTTCAATCTGAAATTGACCCCAAGTCAAAAAGATATCTATCAGAAGATTATTGGTTTTGTAGAAAGTTAGAAGATATTGGTTGCAAAATTTGGTTATTACCATGGATGCAAACACAGCATGTTGGTACTTATGTATTTGGTGGTTCACTTGTAGACTTAGCACAAGTAGGGTTGCCAGCTACAGCAGATTCCGATATGCTTAAAAAGAATAATCGTAAAGGCTAAAACAAAATATAATAATAAAATAATTTTTCTGTTTACGTTTGTAAGATAATGGTATATATTTTACTTACCGATAGTTATTGAAGGAGTATACAAATGTTTAAATTGAGTCCTTTGACACTTAAAGTATTAAAAAACTTTTCTACTATTAATGATAATTTTCTTTATGTAGATCAAGGCAACAAAATAACAACTATGTCAAGCAACAAGACTTGCTTGGCAACAGCAACACTTGATGTTGAATTTTCAAAATCATTTGCAATTTATCGAGTTAGTAGATTTTTGAGTGCTCTTTCACTTTTTAATGATCCTACTATTACAGTAAATGATACTCATCTACTTATTGTGGATGCCGAAAAAGAATTAGTTTATGAACAACTTAATGAACTTGTGCACAAACCACCTAAAAATCATATTGATTTACCTTCAGTAGATGTTGAATTTATGTTTACAAAATCTCAGTTGACTGATACATTAAAAGCATTATCTGTATTGTCTCTAGATTATATTGCTTTTAAAGGTATGAATAATAATGTTTATATGAGTGCTGTTGATGTCGATAATATTACCAAAAATATGTTTTCTATAAAAATAGGAAAAACAAATAAAGAATTTACTGTTGTAGTTCCAGTTGACAATGTAAAGCTTATGGATAGTGAAGCTTATAATATTAGTATTTCAAAGAAAGGAATTATGGAAATAGAAATACCAAATGTTACTTACTGGATATCTTATTGTTCCACACATTCAAAGTTTGCTGAATGATGTAAAGTTCTGATAAACAGAGCAAGTGAGGAGTATAATATAGTATGAATGATACATTTTCAAGTAACTTTTTATGGGTAGAAAAGTATCGTCCACATAAAATAGCTGATACTATTTTACCTAATGATTTAAAAAATACATTTACAAAATTTGTAGAACAAGGTCAAATACCAAATATTATACTTTCAGGTACATCTGGCATAGGAAAAACTACAGTAGCAAGAGCTATGCTAGATGAGCTCAATGCTGATTATATTTTTATCAATGGATCATTAAATGCTGGTATAGATACATTAAGAAATGATATAGCACAATATGCTTCAAGTTATTCACTAAAGGGTGGTAGAAAATACTGTCTTTTAGACGAAGCAGATTTTCTTGGCGCTCATGTACAAGGCGCGCTACGTAATTTTATGGAAGAATATTCAAATGCATGTGGTTTTATTTTAACTTGTAATTATAAGAATAAGATCATTGAACCTTTACATTCAAGGTGTTCTGTAATTGATTTTACTTATAAAAAGTCAGATATACCAAAACTTGCTTCACAATTTTTAAAAAGAATTACATATATACTTCAAAACGAAAATGTAAAATATAATAAAGAAGTATTGGTTGCTTTAATAGAAAAGTTTTTTCCGGATTGGCGAAGAATAATTAATGAATTGCAAAGATATTCTGTAAATGGTGAAATTGACACTGGTATTTTAAGTAATATTACTGATATAAATATCAAAGAACTTATGGTTTTGCTTAAAAACAAAAAGTTTGAAGATATTAGAAAATGGGTTCATGAACATAATGATCGAGATAGTACTGAATTTTTTCATTCATTTTATAAGTGTGCAGATGAATACTTAGTAAAACGTTCAATACCTTTATTAATTTTAAAAATTGCTGATTATCAATATAAAGCTAGTTTTGTTGCTGATAAGGAAATAAATACATTGGCATTTTTAATTGAAGTAATGATGGAGTGTGAATTTCTATGAGCACAGTAAATGTATTTGATTTTATAAAAGATTTAAACTACAATAAGAATTATCTTTACAATGAAACTAATAAAGATTCCTATAATCCTTTTATTATCAATAAGTCATTTTCTTTTTTTGTTGATACAATATATCATGCTCAAATGATGAATTTAAATTCACATTTGTCTCATAATATGCAACATGATTATTTGTTTTATGCTATTACAAAACGTAAAAGATATAGTAAGTGGTTAAAGAAAAGTGAAGAAGAAAAAGAAATGCTTGAAAGTCAGGAATTTATTGCCAATAAGTATAATTTGTCAATAAAAGATGTTAAATTAATGTGGAATTATTTGCCTGAAAATATAAAAAAGCTTTATAAAAAGTATAATAATTTGGGTAATAGTGCTACTATTGTAAGCAAAAGAACAAAAATATAAATAATATATGCATGTTATCTTTTTGATAGAGTTTGAGTTGAAGTAATAGTACTAATGGAGAAAAAAATGCACAATACTAATAATGTTTTGGGTTCTTTGTTAGAAGTTACATTAAAAACAAAAGATGATTTTTTGAAAATTAAAGAAACTTTATCTAGAATTGGTATACCAGCTAAGCCAGTTGAAAATGGTTCTGGTAAAAAGAGACTAATTCAGTCTTGTCATATTTTGCACAAAAAGGGCAAGTACTATATAGTTCATTTTAAAGAAATGTTTTTGCTTGATGGTAAAACTGCCAATATTACATCCAAAGATATTGAGCGCAGAAATGTAATTGCAAATCTTTTGGAGCAATGGGGTTTATTGGAAATAGTAGATACAAAATATGTTATAGATGATGATGACTTAAAAAATAATAAAAGTTTAAAAAGTCTTAAGATTATAAGTCATTCACAAAAGAAAGATTGGGAATTAGTTTCAAAGTATAGAATTGGCAAAAAAATTATACACACAAAATAATAACTTTAGTTCTTGAGTTTAGTTGTAAAATATAGTCATGTTTACTTTTTTGAAAAAATTAAGAAATTTTCTTGTAATAAAAGAAAAAGTGTATGTTGACGCTCAAGTAGAAAAAATCAAAAATTTATTATTTCCAGAATTAATTTTTGAAGAAAATAATAATGAAACTTATGTAATTGACAGAAGCATGCTTTCTTTGCTTACTGCAGTTTTAGTAGATATTAAAGAAAATAATGTAGATGCGCATACTATAAACAATTTAATAGATTCTATTAATGTTCTTTTAAAAATCAAAGAATTATTACAAATTGAAGATTAGATAAAGAGTAAAAACCGCGATGATCAAACCAATCATCGCGGTCTCTTTGTGTTTTAAGTTTACAATTTTTCTTTTTGTTTTCTACTATTCTTTTTTTTCTCCAAAATGGATTTGTTAATAATTCTTTTGCTACTAAATTTCTAGGTTTTATTTTTCTTTTTACTGTTTGTTTTGGCATGCCATTTCTTCTCTCTTTGCCATTTTTGAATGAGTTGATTTTCTAAAGCAAATGCTTCTTTTTCCCAAGGTAACTTTTTATAGTCTATTTTGTTTGTATTAATAATAGTTTTTTTCCACTTTATTTTTTCTGGATTATGAAAGTAAAATTTCATATCACCTTTAATGCACTGTTTTACATGTACTAATTCATGAAATATAGTTTTACAACAATGATATTTTGAAACGTAAGAATTTGTTATATGTATTTCAAATTCTTTTGGTCTATATGAACTATCATACCATGAAAATAGACCTTTTGTATTTTTTTCTAAATTATCAAAAATAAAAAATATAGTATAAGTAGATTTTAGTTTTTTATGTTTAAAAAATTCTTTATATGCAAAGTTTACAATTTCATTAAATTCTTTTCTATTGAAAAACTTAGGGAGATTTTTTACATAAATTTTTAGCATGAATATTTCCAATTACTATTGATTAAATTCATATATATCATGATTTGTTATGCATGTCAATTGGCAAAAAATTTACAAAAGTAAAAAAATTAGTAGTTGACATTTTCAAATGAGTGTGATAATTTGATAATACTTAAAAAACCATGATCTTTAGTATTATGGCTTTTAAAGTGCAATTACAAAGAGGATATATGTATGAGAAACGGCTTTTATACAGAAGTTACCATTTCTTTGAAAGAAATGAATAAAGTAAATGGCCTTCACACTTTAGTACTACAACTATCAATGATGTTGTTACCATCAATTACATTCTTGAATATTTTAAAAGTATGTTAAGAAGTAAAAAAAAAATTCTAGATGATAGAGAACATTTTGTGTATATTAAAAAGAATTCTGAATAATTAAATTTTTGAAAAAGGAATATTATATGATTATTACACTTACTATTAAGCTAAACGGTTTTCTTGAAACTAACTATAAGGCTGATTTTACTTTTACTCACAACTTTTCTTTTTAATTATATAAATTTTTGGTAATTGACACTGTGGACATTAATATATATGATAATGCAGATTGACCATTTTGCGATGGAATGTATAGAAAATGAGCCCGCGAAAGAATAGCAACAACGGCAAGATATATACAAATTTGAATACTATACTTTCACAGTCACCAAAATATGAATTAACAGATAAGGATTATAAGTTTTTAAATTATGCCGAAAAGGTATCACGCAAAAGTGATAACTCTAGGCATATGGTTGGTTGCGTCATTGTTGAAAGTGGTGACATTTTATCTTATGGTTTTAATACTTCAAAAACACATCCATTTCAAGCAAAATGGAATAGTAGATCATCCCATTTGCATGCTGAAATGATGGCTCTTATTGATGCTCTTAAAAAAAATTTTAATCCTAAACGTTCAGTCATTTATGTTTCAAGATATGGTAGAAATGGATTGTTGGGTTGTAGTTATCCATGCATTCATTGTTGGAATGCTTTGGAGTATGTTGGCTTAACAAATATAGTATGCTATGATGAAAATAGTAATCCGGTAAAGCTTATGCTGTAAATTTAGGATTATTAAATGAGAAAGTACATTTTTGACATCGATGGCACAATCTGCACGCATAGAGAATTAGGTGACTATGAAAATGCGGAGCCATACATTGATAGAATAGCTTTTGTCAATGGCCTATATGATGAAGGCCATAATATAACATATTGGACTGCTAGAGGTAGTTCAAGTGGAAAAGATTGGCGTAACTTGACATATGAACAACTAAAGAAATGGGGTTGTAAATATCATCAGTTGCTTTTTGATAAGCCATCCTACGATGTATGGGTGGATGATAAAGCATTTAATGCTGATTATTATTTTATTCTTGTAGATTAAGAGAGAATATAAATGTTCAAACTAAATATAGTAAGTACTAACAACAATAATGGTCTACCTATACATTTGGGTGGGCATGAAAATGAAACTCATATTGATGAAGGTGCTTTAAATTATTTACTTAATAAATTTAATATTAAATCATTTTTAGATATTGGTTGTGGCCCAGGTGGTATGGTAGAATTAGCACATAAAAAGAATTTAAAAAGTATGGGTATAGATGGTGATTTTACGTTAAAAAGAGAAAAACCTGAATTTTATATTACACATGATTATACTATAGGTCCAGCATCATTAAATGATGAAATTTGGGATTTAGGTTGGTCTTGTGAGTTTTTGGAGCATGTAGAAGAAAAATATATGGACAATTATATGGACACTTTTCTTAAGTGTAAATATATAATTGTTACACATGCTTTGCCAGGTCAAGGTGGTCATTACCATGTCAATGAACAAACACCAAACTATTGGTTTATTAAATTTGGTGAAAGAGGATTTTTGTTTGATCTTAAGACTACAAATGAAGTGAGACAAGCATCTACAATGAAAGAAAGATTTATGAGAACTACAGGTTTATTTTTTTGGAATGGTAACTTGAATTGGAAAATCGATATTTAATCATAAATAACAAAACAAACAACAGAAGGGCTTTGCATGAAATGAATTCATTTTTGGGCAGACATCTTTTAATAGACTTGTTTTCTTGTCAAAATATTGAAACTCCAAAAGCCATAACCGAAAAATTGAAACAAATATGCACTGATATAGGTGCTACTGTTCTTTTTTCGCACTATCATGAATTTGACAATGGTGGTGCAAGTGGTGTAATAATTTTAGCCGAATCTCATTGTTCTTGGCATTATTGGATTGATGAAGGTTTTATTGCATTGGATATTTTTGTATGCGGCAATAGCTATCCTGAAAATGCTATAACAAGTATATTAGAATATTTTAAACCAAAAAATCATGAATTTAAATATTTAAATCGTGGAATCGATTTTATGGCAAAAACAAATAGCTATTGACAAAGCTACCCTTTCATCTTAGATTACCATTAAGAGTAACAAAAGAAGGTGTAGCGATGTATACCTATATTTGCAGGTACTCTGTTGTAGAAAACAATAGAAATGATGAAAATTTTGGTTATTTGAAAAACAAACAAAAGTATTTCTCTTCTTTTGAAGAGGCTCTTCGTTTTGCTAAAGAGATTGAAGAAATGACTCTTCATGGCTATAGACCTACTATTGATATTCGTGAGCGCGTTTAATTCTTTGGAGAAAATGAAAAATGAGCGTGTTTACTGAAACTGCTACTACTAATAATTCAACTCTTTTTTCAAACCAAAAAAATCAAAATAACAGTGTTTCTTTTATTGGGCGTTATGATATGCTTAATAATCAGTGGCTTTATGGTTATTGGGAAAATACTTGTTTTAGAATACTTTATAAAGTACAAAATTAAAAATTTTTAGTTTTGTAGAATTTTATGGCTGTTTTCTAAAAATTCTTTTATGGCTTTTATGTTATTTGCACAAACTACGTTTTCTCTATAGAGTCTAGTTATTAGTCTTGCAACATCTAAATCGGTTATGGTTCTAGTATTTCTTGGTAATTCTATTATTTCACATTGAAAGTAGTTTGCTGGTGGAATTAGTACAGTATGTTGTTGAATAGGTATTGGTTGAGGGTTGCTAGTACAACCTATTACTATAAGTGATAATAATATTATCAATGTTATTTTAAACATTTTAATTTCTTTCTCTTAGTATTCTAATAGTTTCTCTAATTATTGGCGAAGCAACTTTATTTTCTCTTTGAGCTTCATTGCTTTGTAAGTAAGAATTAACTGCATCAATTTTTCTTTCAAGATTTTGGTTTTTGGCCATTAATTCTTTAGTTATTTCATCTTGTTTTTGTAGTATTTCTCTTTGTTGAGCTATAAATCTTTGCTGTTGTTCAGTTACACTTTGAAGTATTTGAACATTTTGTTTTAATATAGCATTTTGTTCAAAGGTATGTTTGATTGTAAAAAATGCTACTGTTAAAAAAATGAAAACAAAAAAACCTATTGCAAGTATTAAAAATACTTTTGATTTTCGAATAAATATATTTGAAATAAAAGATATTGTTGATAATAGCATTTTTTAATCCCTTAAAAAAGTATATTTTAGAAAAGTAAAAGTAGAATGTATGAAATATCAGAATCAAAATTAAAATTAATGATTGAAATGTTCAAGCTTGATGGCATGTATGAACAAAAAAATTTTTTAGAAAAACTTCTAAATATGGGTGAAGAATTCAAAGAGCACAATCTCAATCCTATTTATATTTTTAACCCTCGAAGTCAGAATTTTTTTGTTACATCGCGTGAAAACTTGGAAAGAAAATTGCACTAGAAAAGAGCATTAATTCATTAATACATTAAAAATTGTATTAAGATAAAAAATGGATACATAAAGGAGAATAACATGTATATAGACATAAGCAAATATATGTTTGGTAATTTGCGCAATGCATATTTTTATGATGTGTTCATGGATGGTAATGATTTTGTTGTTCAGTTCATTGTTCCTGGTTTTTCGGAGAATGAACTTGAGTTGAGTATAAATAAAGGTGTTCTTCGTCTTATAGGTAGAAAAGAAAAACCAACCTCTAAACTTCTGCCAAAAAATATTCATGGTGAAATTTTTATAGAAGATGACTTTGAAATTGTTGATGCTACACTTGAAAATGGTGTTCTCACAGTTACAATGAGAAGAAAAACACAAAGGGGTGTGAAAATACCTATTAAGGCTATTTCTTCAAGAACACATGAAAAATCACAAGTTTTGATGGAAAATAACAATCAAGAAAACAACAACATGTAATTTATTTTTTTATGAAATAATAAAAAAACAGGAATGTAGTTGTTGACTGCATTCCTGTTTTAATTTATGATAGTAATTGATGATTATTTTATGGAGCACATCTTGTTTTATACAAACATCTACCAAAAATACAATACACTTTATGTTAAAGGGTATGATGACAAAGGCAAAAGGTTTTTAAAAACTGAAAACTATAAACCTTATCTTTTTATTGATTATAACGGTACAAATAATACAAAATATAAAAATATATATGGAAAGCCTGTAGATAGAATTGATTTTGATAGTATTTCAGAAGCAAAAAAGTTTGTCGACAAGTATTTTGAAGTAGAAAATTTCAATATTTATGGTTTCGAAAATTATAAGTATGTTTATTTGTATGATAACTTTCATCAGTTTGAGTATGATTTTGATCTTTTAAATGTTATAGTATTAGATATTGAGGTTGACTCCAGAAATGCATTTCCTGATATAGAAAAAGCAGAAAATGAAATAATTGCTATTACGTTAAGCAACAAAAAAGAAAAGGCTGTTTTTGGCTTAAAAGAATACAAAGCAAAAGCCGAAAATATCAAATACTATTATTGTAAAAATGAAGAAGATTTGTTAAAAGTATTTTTAAAAGTATGGAATACAAGTGCTTTTTTACCTGATATACTTACTGGTTGGAACGTTGAATTTTTCGATATTCCATACTTAATCAATCGCATAAAAAATGTTTTGGGTGAAAGTTTAGCAAAAACTTTATCGCCATGGAATATTATAACTCAAAGAAATGTTTTTGGTAATAATAGAACACAATTCATTTATGATATTGCTGGTATTAGTATTTTGGATTATTTGTCAATTTATCGTAATAAAAAATTTAATCCAGAAGAACAAGAAAACTATCGTCTAGATACTATTACAGAAGTAGAAAATCTTGAAATAAAGAAAATTAACTACAAAGAGATGGGTTATAAAAATCTCTTTGATCTTTATGATAGAAATTTTCAATTATTCATAGACTATAATATTACTGATACTACAGTAATTGAATTGCTTGAAGAAAAGCATAAGTTTCTAGAACAAATTGTTGCGATTGCTTATGATGCTAAAGTAAATTATTCCGATGTGTTAACAACTGTTGGTATATGGGATGTTATCATTCACAATTATTTGATGGATAGAAATATTGTGGTTCCTTACAAAAAAAGAAGAGAACAACAACAAGAAATGCAACTTATTGGTGGTTATGTAAAGGATGTTCAAGCGTCTTATTATGATTGGATAGTATCTTTTGATTTGACTTCTCTTTACCCACACTTAATTATGCAATATAATATTAGTCCAGAGACAAAGATTACTAATAAAAGATTGTCAATTGATATTCGTGATATAATTGAAAAAAATGTTGATTTGCCGACAGAGTATTCTTGTGCTGCCAATGGTATTTTGTTTACAAAAGAAAAAGAAGGTTTTTTACCTGCTCTAATGAATAAACTATTTACTGAACGTTCCGAATATAAAAGAAAAATGTTAGAAGCAAAAAAACTAAAAGCTGATATTGAGCATGAAATGAAAAAAAGAGGTTTGCATGTCTAATATGACAACTACAGTTGATATTGGCAATATGTCAAACGAAGAACTGTTGCACTTATATAAGAAAATAAAAAAGAATATAGTAAAATATAACAATTTGCAGTTTACAAGAAAGATTATGCTTAATTCTTTGTATGGTGCTTTATCCAATCAATATTTTCGATGGTATGACTTTGATTTAGCAGAAGCTATTACTACTTCTGGGCAATTAACTATTAAATGGGCAGAAAAAACTTTCAATGAATATTTAAATAATTTACTTAAAACAAAAAACGTTGATTATGTTATTGCTATGGACACTGATTCATGTTATGTTTGTATGAATGAATTAGTAAAAAGATTAGGTATAGAAGATAGACATAAAATAGTAAAAGCACTTTCTGAATTTTGTGATAAAAAAATACAACAAGTACTTAATGAATCTTTTATAAAACTTGCAAATAAAATGCATGCTTATGCACAAAAAATGCATATGAAAAGAGAAGCTATAGCTATAAATGCTTTATGGCGCGCTAAAAAAATGTATGTTTTAAATGTTTTGGATTTGGAAGGCGTTACATATGATTCGCCTATACTAAAAATACAAGGAATTGAAGCAGTAAGAAGTAGTACACCAAAGTTTTGTCGTGAAGGGATTAAACAAGCATTAAAAATAATGCTTAATGAAAATGAAGAAGCTTTAATAAAGTTTATTGATGATTTTAAAAATAATTTTATGAATAAATCATATCAGGATATTTCTTATCCAAGATCGGTAAATGACTTAGAAAAATATCAATGTAATAGTAACATATATAAAAAAGGAACACCTATACATGTAAGAGGTTCTTTGTTATATAATTATTATATAAGTAAAATTAAGACTAAAAATTATCCACAAATAACAAACGGTGATAAGATAAGATTTATTTATTTAAGAGAACCAAATACGATAAATGAAAATGTTATAGCTTATATCGAAAGCATACCAGAAGAATTGAAACTTGAAAAATACATAGATAAACAAAAAATGTATGAAAAGTTATTTTTAGAGCCAGTAAAAGAGTTTTCAAATATTATGAAGTTCAATATTGAAAAACAAGATACTTTGGAAAGCTTTTTCTTTTAATGGAGTATTATTATGAATCAAGACAACGATTTTGGTTTTACTTTTGCTTTCGAAACAAACGTTACAGAAAAATCAAAAGAGATTAAGAAATTAATTATGCCATTTTTATTACGATTGACACAAGATCCGGATAAAGATACAATTCATTGGAAAGGTGAGTTGCGAGTAAAACAAATTCAAGAAATTATTGATAAAATAAACTCAATTGAACCCAATTGATTAATTGAAAGAAGGGAAATACTTAACATGTCACTTTTGGATAAGCTTTTAAAAGCATCTGTAACTGATGCAAGTTTATTATCACAATCAAAATCATTTCAAGAACCAGATTTTATTAAAACAGAAATACCAATACTTAACTTAGCTTTTTCTGGTGATGTAGAAAAAGGTTTCTATCATGGTTTAACTATTTTTGCAGGCGAGTCAAAAACTTATAAGACTGCGCTTGCATTGTTTTGCATGAAAGCATATTTAGAAAAGTATAAAGATGCAGTAGCAGTATTTTATGATACTGAAGGTGGTATAAATGAAAAATATATACAAACTTTTAATATTGATACAAATAGAGTAATTTATATACCAGTAGAACATGTTGAACAATTAAAGTTTGATATTATCAAAAAGTTATCAGAAATAGAAAAAAACGAAAAAGTTTTCTTTTTGATTGATTCCATAGGACAAATAGCAAGTAAAAAAGAAACCGATGACGCTATAGATGAAAAATCTGTTGCGGATATGTCACGAGCAAAGGCTATTAGGTCATTGCTTAGAATGATAGTAATACAATTAAATAAAAAAATGCTTCCATGTTTTATGATTAACCATGTCTATCAAGAAATGGGAATGTTTCCAAAGACAGTAATTCCTGGTGGTACAAGTGTAGTTTATAGCGCTAATACTATTTTTGTAATTACAAAATCTCAAGAAAAAGCAAATGATGGTGAATTGCTTGGTTGGAATTTTACTTTAAATGTTTATAAATCCAGAATGGTAAAAGAAAAATCAAAGTTTACTATTAATGTAAATTATGAAAAAGGTATTAATAAATGGTCAGGTTTATTTGATGTTGCTCTTGATTTAGGTTTTATTGTTAAAACAAAAGTTGGTTGGTATAGTATAGTAGATAAAGAAACAGGTGAAATAAGTGATAAGAATTATAGAGCGGCTGATTTAATTTCAAACAGTAAAGTTTGGGAAAGTTTATTGCAAAATAAGACATTTCTTAAAGAATTACAAAAAACTTATGGTTTGGGAAATGCCTATTTCATAGACGAAAAAGAGGAAGAATGATTACTGAAACCAATATTTTTTCTAATTTAATCAAAAGAGAAGATTACTTTCGAAAGGTATTTCCTTTTTTAAAGGAAGAATATTTTTCAGACTCAATAGAAAAAAGTCTATTCTTAACGATTAATGAATATGTAGCAAAATATAACAAACGACCTACAAAAGAAGCATTAAAAATTGATATTAAAAATAAATTAAAAAATGACAAACAAATCAATGAAGCTTTAGAATATATTGAATCATTATCTTGTGAAGAAAATACAGATATAAATTGGCTTATAAGTAATACTGAAAAGTTTTGTCAAGAAAGAGCAATTTATAATGCTCTTATGCGTTCGATACAAATTATTGATAAAAAAGATACAAAAGAAAAAGGTATTATACCAGAGCTTTTAAAGAATGCTATTTCTGTAAGCTTTGATCATAGTGTAGGTCATGATTTTTTTAATGATTTTGAAGCACGTTATGACTTTTATCATAGAAAAGAAAATAAAATACCATTTGATATTGATTACTTTAATTGTATAACAAAAGGCGGTTTACCAAATAAAAGTTTATCTTGTATTATTGCTTCGACTGGTGTAGGCAAAAGTCTATTCATGTGTCATATGGCTGCAGCTAATATACGTATAGGCAAGAATGTTCTTTATATTACTTTAGAGATGGCACAAGAAAAAATAGCAGAAAGAATAGATGCCAATTTGTTAAATGTTACATTAGAAGAACTTTATAATATGCCTAAAAATATATATGTTTCAAGCATGGAAAACATAAAAAATAAATTTACTGGTAAACTTATTATTAAAGAATATCCAACATCAAGTGCTAGTGTTACACATTTTAGACATCTTTTATCAGAATTGTACTTAAAGAAAAATTTCAAGCCTGATATAATCTATGTAGACTATATCAATATATGCGCTTCAAGTAGAGTAAAGTATTCCAATGTAAATAGTTACACATACATAAAATCAATTGCCGAAGAACTTCGTGGTTTGGCAGTAGAACAAAATGTTCCAGTAATTACTGCAACACAAACAGTTCGTTCTGCTATGGGCAGCAGTGATATGGAATTGAGCGATACAAGTGAAAGTATAGGCTTAACTCATACAGTAGACTTAATGTTTGCTATCATATCGACTGAAGAATTGGAAAAAATGAATAGAGTACTTATAAAGCAACTAAAAAACCGTTACAATGATATATCAAAAAACAAGAAATATATGATAGGCATTGATCGTTCTAAAATGACTTTGTATAATATTTCCGATGATGAACAGGAAGGACTCATTGATACAACACCTATTATGGATAAGTCCGATTTATTTTTTGAAATAAAATCAAAGAAGTTTGATAAAGAAAAGTTGAATACTTTCTTCTCATAAAGTATATTTTTCTTTTTTCATAAATATGGTATATAAAAAGAAATGTAAGAGGTAAATTACTATGCGTTTTTTTAATTACTATTATTTAACAGAAAAAAAATCAGTACTTGATTCTGCACCAATAAACAGTGTTGGTGTAATGCATGAATTGCTTACAATGAAGCATTTAAACGGTGGAAAGTTTCCGGAAAAGCATCCAAACAAAGATAATCAAAAAGCACAAGAATATCATGATAAAATAAGGCATCATTTTACTGATGAACAATACAATTATCTAGATAATTTAGCTAAAAAAACAGCAGACCATATAAAATCTCAATTGCCAAGTCATGCAAAAAATTTAACTGTTCATTGGACTTCAAAAGAAGGTGATATAACAAAAGTTACAAATATACATAGCACACAACATGATGATGCTTCTGATTTAGTAGTGTCTTATGATGATCATACGCATCCAACAGGTAAAAGACATGTTGGTGTTTCATTAAAAATGAAAAAAGGTAAAGCTTTATTTGTAAAAAATCCTGGTTTAGAAGATATTCCAGGTTCAAATGCAATACATCAAGAACACAAAAGAAAAATTACTAATGAATTTGGTCATATTTTAACTGGTTCTGTAAAAGATAAAAAGGATATGCTTAAAAGTAATCCTGAACTAAAAAGTAAAATTGTAAAACACAATAATAAATTGTTGAATGACTTAACTGATAGAGCACATCAATATTTTTCAAGTATGAGTCAAGAACAATTACATCATTTTATAAGACATACAATACATGCGCATGAAACACCCATGCAAAAGCATGGCCATGATCACTTAAGAGTCATTACAGATAGAGAAAGTGGTAAAATAGATAGTTATAGACCAAATGAACATTTTGATAATTTTATAAAAAATAATCCAGGTAATATTGAAGTAAAAAGAAATGGATTTACTCTTAATTTCTATAAAAATGGAAAGCATTTCATGTCATATAGAAGAAAATTAGAAAGTCAAAGTAATCCATATTCTTCAGTAAAATCGGCTGTTGCTATTCACATTTAAGGGTTAAAAATAAAAAAATGATCATTAGAACTAAAAAGTTAGTAACATTAAACGTTTATTATTTTATGCCGGATCATAAAAACATATTGCAGAATTTTATATGGTCTACAGAAGATTTTGTACCAGAAATACCAAGAATACATAAATTTTTAAATTACTGGAAAGAAAATATACCTGCGGTAATACAAGAAGTGAGCATTGCTTATGAAAATTCTTTAAATCCTTATAATCGAATTCGAATGGCTGATTGTGAATATAGACTAAATTGATTTTTTAGTTGATGCTTCAATAAACAAAAAATAAAGGAAAAAAATGTCAAAATTGGAGCATTTAGAGCACCCAGAAGATTTAGTTTTTTCACATGGTCATCAAGGCACTAATATTGCTTTGTCGGCACTTTATGATACACATAAAAAAATTACTGGCACTAACCATGGTGATACAAATGTTTCCATAAAACATGATGGTTCACCTAGTATAATTTTCGGTCATGATAAAAACAATAAGTTTTTTGTAGCTACAAAATCAATTTTTAACAAAACGCCAAAAGTAAATTATTCTCATTCTGATATTGAAAAAAATCATGGCAATTCACCTGAATTGGCTCGTGTGCTTAAAAATGCTCATACATATTTACAAAAAATTACACCAAAAAATGGTAAAGTGTATCAAGGCGATGTTATGTATGATGAAAATATAAAAAAAGAAAATGATACCCATATAACATTTAAACCAAATACTTTAACTTATAAAATATTAAAAAATTCTGAAGAAGGAAAAAAAGCAAAAAGAGCTAAATTTGGTATATCAGTTCATAGTGTTTATGATAATAATGATATAAACAATTTGAGTGGTGTTAAACCAATTGGACATAATGAATTTATAAAACACGATGATGTTCATGTTTTACAACACCATATCGATTCTCAAATAAATCATGATCAAAATATATCTAACTTTCATGCTCATATGCAAAAAGCTATAGATTTACATAATATACATAAAAATTACGATGATTCACCTATTAAAAAGCATTCTGAATATTTGAAAATATATGCTAATGCTACAGTAAAAAATGGAAGTAAACCAACTGTTGATGGTTATAAAGAATTTCTAGAAACAAGAAAGAAAAAAGAAGTAGATTCTTTAAAAAAAGAAGACGCTAAACAAAGAAAAACTAATTATTTCAATGATCATATTTCTGATGTAATAACACATCAAAATCTTTTTAAAAATACTTTTGCTATACATCAACATATTAATAATGCCAAAAATGCATTAGTACATGCTTTAAGTAAAAATACACCTTATGAATATGAAATAGATAATAAACCTGCTAAACCAGAAGGATTCGTTGCCAATACAAAGCATGGACCAATCAAATTAGTAGATAGATCAGAATTTTCACGAGCAAATTTCTTGAGACTAAGAGAATGGTTAGAAGAAAATTCTTTCTTATTTGAAGAAGAAGAAAAACATCATGTATTTGCTTTTGGTAGAATGAATCCACCAACAAAAGGGCATGAGCTATTAGTCAATAAAGTAAAAGAAATAGCAAAACAAAAAAATGCAGATCATACAATAGTTTTATCACATACAACTGATAAGAAAAAAAATCCACTTGAGCCCAACGAAAAATTAACTTTTGCACGCAAAGCTTTTCCTAATACTAATCTTGTTTTAGCAAATAAAGAAATGCCATCTTTAATACATCACGTAAAAAAATTGTATCAAGATGGTGTTACTCATTTGACTTTTGTAGCT